TGAAGCACCACAACCAAGCATAATAATACTTTGCCATAAATCATTTGGAACCATAATACCACACATAGCTAATACTGCTGATATTGCAGAATAGGATGATGGTTCTTTAAATCTTTCTATTATATTTTTCATTTTTTTATTTTTCCTCCATACATTTTTTTAACTAAATTTTGCCCTGAATTATCTACTTTATATACTTTACCACCCATAGGTCTTTTTTGAATTTTAATTGTTATACTACCCATAGGTTTTTTCATATGCATTATTTAACACCAATTACAGGTGAGATTTTAACACCACCTATATCAAATGATTCTCCTTGAGGATAGTCTGCATTAGATACAGCTTCAATAGGTCCTTTAACTGCAGGTCCTTTACGAGCTGCACCAAAGCCTTGTCCTGTTGGTTTACCACTTGTAATACTGGAATCTTTAATTTTTAAACTAGATGGAAATCTACCTTGAGTTCCACCTATAAATTCTCTATCCATTTTTACTTCTCCTTTTTCTTCCTTGAGTTGCTAGTTTTTGAAATTTCTTTTTACCATATTTTTTACGACCTATATAAGCAGCTAATGCTTTAGATCCTGTTTTCTTTACTAATTCTTTAAATCTTTTTCCACTACCAAGTTTACCTTTAACTTGTTTTTTTATTTTAGATCTATTTGTTGCCATAACGAGCTTTACCCCATCCTCTAGGTTTTTTCTTAACTTTCTTTTTTTTCTTTTTTACTTGTCCACCTGTTTTATTTGGTTTTAAATTTTTTGTTTTAAATAATTCAAGTTGCATCATTTCTTTATCAATAATATCTATTATATTTCCATCTTCATCTAAAACTAAAATTTGATCTTCATCATCATTATCTTTAGCCATTAGTTAGCACCTTGAATAACTGGTGTTGGACCACCTGCAGGACTTGCTGGAGTTTGCATATCATCTCTTCTAGTTCTTCTAGCTTGATTGCGAAGAGCATCTATAGAATTTTTATACTTTGCTTCCCATGATTGAACAACTTGAAAATCTTTTATAAAATAATTAGCTTCTATCATACATGCATTAAATAAAGCATTATAACAATCTTCACTAAAGTAATTAGAAGTTGTAGCACTTGTACCTGTTGCACTTGATAAAGCTAAAGGTTGTTTTGTATATTGTATTTCACCTGCTAATGTAGAAGTAGGTGTAGGTACTACATAAATTTGTGTATTTGTTTTACGTGCATAATATCGTGGAGTTCCTACAGATGTAGGTTTATTCCAATAGTCTATTGCATATTCATATGTTCTTTGTAATAAAGGTATAATACCAGTTGGTTCACCAAATACAGTTGCACTTGTTGTAAAGTTTACATTACGTACAACTAATGCACCATCAGGTAAACTTACTACTGGATTGTTTGCTGTAAAAGTAACAGAAGAATATGTATCTAAAGCTACATCATCTAATTCTTTTATTAAACGATCTTCAGCTTTTTGTACAAAGAAAGGAATTTGCGTAGCAAACTCATTTGAATCGTTCTCTATTGTATTTACAATATCATCTTTTAAATAAGAATAGTTAGGCATTTTTTATCCTAATATTAAAGTTATTGAACTTCCATCTGAAGGTGCAGAAACTGAAACAGTTCCATCAAATCTAATACCCATATCTCCTATATAAATATCTGACATGCTACTTACCAAAACTTGAAATTTAATTTTATCTCCTGTACTATCTGATAATGCAAATGTACCTGCAGCAGTAACTGCTGTTGCATGTATTGCTGTAACTCTTGATATATCAGAAGTTGTTACAACAACCCCATTTGTTGCTCCACCAAAATATTTACTTGTATAATTATTTGCCATTTATTTTCCTTACATTATAAAGGAGAAGAATATTTCTACTCTTCTCCAATATATTATTGACTAGGCTCCAGCGTTACCAAACCAACCACGCCAATCAGAAACACCAAAAGAATATCTTTCACGTGCTTTGAAACGTAAGTTGCCAGTATCGAAATCTGGTTCCATTTTAGTTTGTAGTGGAGTTCTATTAAACATTTTAGTACCATTAGGTACGTCTGTTTTAATGAACCAAGCATTTACATCTGTAAATCTTCTGTTCACATAGAATCCATCAGGAATTACACCTAAGTGTCTAACAGCATTGATATCATTTAAATTAAAGTTACCTGCTGATAAAGTTGTAGCACCAGGAGTATTTAATAGTTGATCTGCTGTAAACATTAGATCTGTAGGTATGTGTAATGAAACACCAGATGCACCAATTAATATGCCACGATCATCAGTAGTTTTTTGTATCTGAATGATTGCTGCTTCAATAGCTGCTTCTGATATTGCTGCATTACCAGTAACATTGGTTACTGTACCTGCACCTATAACTGGGTGTGTTGCATTAAACATTGATACACCATCACCTTGTGCTGTTGTAAAGCCATTGTTAAACAAATCAGCAGCTTTTTGCTGTTTTGTACTTCCCATAGCTCTTGCTAATCCTTTTGCTCTTAGTTTTGCAAAAGTGTCGTATAAATTATCTTCCATAGCTTCTTCAGTTACTGCGAATGCTAATGCAACAGTTTCGTTTGTATACCTTGAAGTATAACTTTCTGATGCATCATCATAAACTACAGCAGCACCTTCATTTTTAGTAGGTGCAGCACCAAAGCCTGTGAAGAGTACTTCTTCTTCAAACGCTCTGTCTGAGTTTTCTATTTCGTATAATGATTTATGTTCTTCGTCTACGCTGCCATATTCTATTCCAAAAACTGCATTAAGTCCAGGAAGTAGTTCTTTGGCAATACTTGCTCTATTGATAGCCATTTAATTATTCCTTTCCTTATGCCATTAGCAATGTTGTGGTTACAAAGTTATCAACATGATTGTTTAGACGTACTTCATACCAAGGGAATGCATCTGTTGCAGTAGCTGAAGCTGCTACACCAGTATCCCAAGGTGCTCTATCTAAAACTCTCATAGCTGAAAAAGATACAGTTTGTCCATCTGCATCTGCCATATAAGCACTTTGACCTGTTCTTGTTGAACCTGTTCCTACTACAAACGCAGTATTATGAGGGAAACCTGCAATAGTAGCTGCGAAAGTTACACTTGCATCCATCTGTACAAAATATGTTTGTCTAGGATCTGAAGCTACATGAAGTTTTACATCTGTAGCTGTTATTCCACCAGTCCAATATCTACTAAATTGTTGATCGCCTGAACCATCAACGTAACTGCAACCTTGGAAAACACCAATAGTTTTAACTCCTACAGCTACTGTCGCTGCGACAATAGTTCCTGTAGATGTTTGGTAACAAAGAGGATCACCTGTAAATATATCACTAGGTAAACCTGCACTTGGTGCTAAATGAGCATTATTCCAATTAATAGTTGTAATTCCAGTAGAGTTAGAACCAGCACCATTTTTTCTCGCTAGTACAAGACCACGAGGAGCATTAGTTGCTGCCATCTTCTTTCTCCTTTATATTAAGTAATAAGAGGATTAGTCCTGAAAGTTAGGTTGTCTTCCTGTTACTACTTTAGATTTACTATTATTAGAAATAGGCATACGAGAATTATTAGAACCCATAAGTTGTGCGTTAATCGCTTCATTCATGGCTTTACTTTTATCTCTATAATACTTACTTCTAGCTTCGTATTTAGCAGTTGGGATTTTTGCTAATCCTACGTCAGCACGACAGACTACCCCTGCATATCTACCTTCCTCTCTCACGAAAGAGGTTGCACTCATTTCAGGAACTTCAGCTAAATCAACAAATATCCATCCTTCTTGTAATTTCTTACCTAAATGTTTAACATCATCTTGACCTTTAAGAGTCATTCTTAACCATCCTAATGTCATACCTTCGTTGGTGAAACGATCTTTAACTACTTCAGGAATATGAACTACATCTTGTTCTTCAAATGTATATTCAACTTCTTCTCTGGATTCTTGTTTTCTAGTTTCTTGTTCTCTTAAATCAGAACTACGTGTACTATTAATTCGTGTCATTATTTATTT